CTAAAGAAATTGATGAACTTATTAGGAAAAGATTCTATGATTCTATTTCAAGTTCAGATCCAAACATTGCAAGCAAATTAACTTTACATATACAGTTACCGATGTTTATATCTCTAGAACGTACAACTGTTTTGTTCGAAACAATCAATAACTTTCATAATATTGATTTAGGATTTAATTATTTAGATTTTGTTATTATCTGTCATTCTATCATTTTTAGGGTACAACTTCATATATTGTTTAAGAAGTATTTTGAAGGAGAAGAATACTTTAATAGCCTATTAAATGAAAAATTTCCGAACATAAATATAGATCATTGGTTCGATGTTGATGAATTGTATGAATTTAACAAGTTAGTTGATAAGGAAAAAATTCGTAAATTTTTAGATATCTTTAGTATTAGCCCCGATGTAGATTCAAATTATGTTGATACTTTTAGAATCTTGAATATTGAAAATAAGTATACAGTGATATTTTTAAGTGATTTCACATATTATTCTTATTTTTATTTAGAAAATCATATATTGAGGTCATTTAACTATGATAATTCACTAATATCTGAATATGGAAAAGTTAGAGGCGAAAAATTTGAGCTTTTTATATATCGAATGTTTAATGATTTTTATCAATCGGAGATGATTCATAAGAATATTTTTTATAGAGACATCAATGGTAATAAATCAGAATTAGATTTGGTAGTTGAGTTAAAAAATGTGATTCTTAATATAGAATTAAAATCGTCAAGGTTTGACATTGCGTTTTTAAAAAATAGTAAAGAGTTAGATACTAGATTTATTTCTGCGTTTAAACGTTCTTATAAATCCATTGATAGATTTCATAGAACTATAGAAGGAGAAAATAATTTTTCATTTACTGAAGACGGAGTTGATAAAGTAATAAATTTAAACAATAAATCAATAATATCGCTTCATGTTACAGCATATGATATAAAATATATTGCTTCAGAAATCCAACGAGATATCATTCCTAACCTTCCCAAATATGATTATTATCCAATAAATGTTAACTGTATTGATTTAAAAAGTATTTTGCTCACTCTTCACGCTAATGAAAAAGGTTATGAGAACTTTGAATCATATCTAGTTGAAAGATTTAAGTTAATTAACAATCACAAAAATATTAAATTTGATTTAGATGAAATAGACATGTTTGGATTTCTAACAACTGATTCTGAGGAAAATAGAAAATCAATTAATATTTTGAAATCTTCTCCAACCTCAGTTCCAGTAGATTTTTTAATCTCAAACGGAATATATAGAGAGCAAATTAATAAAGCATTGGATAATTTATTTACATTATGGAGGTTTAAGACCTTTTTTGATGAAGAAGCTTGTGATTTTCTGGAAAAAGTGTTTATTAGAGAGAATAGCGAGGAGTAATATGCATCCAAAAGATTTTATAATTGATAATGAATATAAGCGACTAAAGTCGCTTTTTTCTTTGGTCGATGAAACTAAGACGGAATTAGTAGATAATCTTATACAGCAAGCTGCATTTATGAAGGTTGAATTAAGCAAACTTCAGGATCAAATGATTAATTATGGTGCAATTCAAATCTCTTCTAAAGGTGCACAACGCCAAACCGAAGCAGCCAAGTATTATACAAAGCTTGTTAATTCATATGGAACAGTCATTAAAGCTTTGAATTCAATCCTTGCTACTCAAGTGAATGATGGAGATGATGCATTTGATGAGTTTCTTAAGAGAGCAAGTGAATGAACTATCTAGTTGAATACTATAATGAAATCCAGAAAGGAAATATTCTCGTTGGTGAGGAACTCAACAATCAAATAGATAAACTAATTGTTGATTTGGATAATCCTAAATATATTTTTGATGAGAAACCAGGGAATTTAAGAATTGACTTTATAGAAACTTTCTGCAAACACACCAAGTCACCCTTTAATGGAAAACCATTTATATTAGAACTATGGGAAAAGGCAATTATCCAAACTGCTTATGGGTTTAAAATGGTTGAAACAGGTTTAAGAAGGTTTAATGAAGTTATATTGTTGATCGCACGCAAGAACGGGAAGACTACATTTATTGCAGGATTAGATCTTGCTGAGTTCTTTTTATCTAGAGGTGGAGTTGATATTGTTTGTGCTTCTAATACAACAGAACAAGCTAACATTCTCTTTGAGGAGATAAACAATATGCGTGAGCAATCCCCAGCCTTATCTAAAGACACTAGAAGTAAGAAAAACATTTTCTTTATCTATTCACCTAAAACAAAAAATAAGATAAAGAAGCTATCTGCTCAATCAAGAAATAAAGATGGTTACAATATTGAAGTTGGTTGTATAGATGAAGTTCACGAGATGACTGATTCTAAAGTTTATGATGCAATCAAACAATCACAATCAACCAAGAAAGAACCACTCATATTTATCATAACCACTGAAGGGACAACCGTTGGTGGTTTTTTAGATAGTAAATTAGATTATGCTAGAAAGATGATTAAAGGTGAAATTGAGGATGAGAGAGTTTTACCTTGGTTATATACGCAAGACTCAACTAAAGAAATCTATGATGATCCTAACACATGGCAAAAATCCAATCCTAGCTTAGGAGTTGTTAAGACAACTTCATATCTTGAGGATGTTATGAATAAATCTAAACATGATTTATCAACAAGAGTTACTATGCTTTGTAAGGACTTTAACATCAAACAAGCAGATTCAGGTTCATGGTTATCTTATGATGATCTAAACAATGAGGAAAGATATAGTCTTGATGATCTAAGAGATAGCTATGCCATTGGTGGTGTTGACTTATCATCGACTACAGACTTAACAGCTGCAGTTTTGATTGTTCAGAAAATAGATAGCAACAAAAAGTATATCATTCCACATTTCTTTATGCCAAGAGAAGTGTTAGATAAAAGAATCACTGAAGATAATGTTCCATACGATATATGGATCAAGAAAGGATTTGTAACATTGACTGAGGGAAATCAAAATGATTTTAGTCTTGTTACAAAGTGGTTTATGAAGATGATTCAAACCTACGGTATACGACCTCTTTGGGTAGGGTATGATCCATGGAATTCGCAATACTGGATTAAAGAAATGGAAGACTTAGGGTTTAACATGGAAAAGGTTAGACAAGGCATCTATTCTTTATCAGAACCAATGAAGCAAATGGAAGCAGACCTTAAAAATAATCTATTAGTTTATGATAATAATCCTATATTAAAATGGTGTCTATCCAATACACAAGCTAAAGTTGATTTAAATGGAAACATTCAACCCTCAAAGTTAAATTCAAAGTACAAAAGAATTGATGGGACAGTCGCTTTGATTATTGCATATGCAGTTTTAAATAGATATAAAATAGATTTTGAAAATATGCTTTAATAAGAATAATCGGAGGTATTCATGTCAATATTTAAACGAAAAAACAAAACAGGTTCAATAGATGCCTTACAAATCATCAACAACACAAATACATTTTACACACCTTTTGGAACAAACATTTCAAAGAGTGATGTGGTTAAGATTTGTATTGATAGGGTGGCCAGTCAATGCGCAAAACTAAAACCAAGATATATAAAAACAGAAAACGATAAGACAGTATCCGAGAAAAGCGGAAAACTGTCTTTTCTTTTGAAACATAAACCTAATGAAATCATGACTGTTTATGATTTTATCTATAAGGTTGTTACGACATTGCTACTGAATGAGAATGCCTTTATCTATCCAAGGTTTGATAAAAACACAGGACACCTTATTGGGCTATATCCATTAAAACCGATTACTGTTGAAATGATTGTTGATCAAGGTGATCGTTACTATATTAAATTCTTATTCGAAAATGGTGATGCCTATACACTTCCTTATGAGAATATCATCCACTTGAGAAAACATTATGGCCAAAACGATATCTTTGGTGGCAATGGATCAAGTGGTGATCATGAAGCGATTCTCAAAACAATCTCAATTAATGATAGTTTGCTACAGGGCATAGATAACGCGATCAAATCCTCCATGCAGATTAAAGGGATTGTGAAAATGAACGGGATGTTATCTGAAGCAGATAAGAAAAAACAAAGAGAACTCTTTGATAGTGCACTTTCTGATTCCGTTAATAATAAAGGTAGTTCAATTATCCCGATTGATTTAAAGAGCGAATATATCCCCTTAGATGTAGACCCAAAATTAATAGATAAAGACACGTTAGAATTCTTGCAGTCAAAGATTTTAGATTACTTTGGTGTATCAGTACCAATCTTTACAAATAAGTACACAGAAGATGAATATAACTCGTTTTACGAGTCAACCATTGAGCCTTTAGCTATTCAACTTAGCGAGGCTTTTTCTATAGGTTTACTTACCAATAATCAATTAGAACGTGGTGAAGAGATTGTGTTTTTTAGTGAACGATTACAATATGCATCCTGGAACACAAAAGTGACTGCGATTGAAAAACTGATGAGCTTAGGGATTATGTCTTTAAATGAATCAAGAGCATTACTTGGTTTAGAACCTATAGAAGGTGGAAACAAGCGACTTCAGTCATTAAACTTTGTGGATGCGGATAAAGCAAACCTATATCAAGTTGGAAAGAAAGAGGAAGAAGACCATGAAAGTAACAATTAATGGAAAAATATCAAATGAAGCATTAAAAAGCATCTTAGAAACTCAAAAAGAAAAAACAAAAACGATTACTGATTTTTGTAAGAAGGAAAAACTAGACTCATTTTCATATAAAGATGCTGAACTTGAGTTTGACTATGAACATGAAATAAAACCAAAACAAGTAAAGAAAGTTGAGGTTAGAACTAATGATAAAAGAAACTAGACTCGCAGAAGTTAGTCTTCATGAAGATGAAGGCAAGATGATCTTAGAAGGTTACGCATTAGTTTTTAATAACGAAACCTTAATCGGGGATGAGTCTTATGGATTTATTGAAGAGATATCACCAACAGCCCTACAAGAAACCAAAATGAAGGATGTTCCTATGAAATACAATCATATGGACTCCTTTTTAATTATTGCGAGAACCAAGAATAAATCCCTTGAGTTAACCGTAGATCATATCGGTTTAAAGGTAAGAGCAGAACTCTTAGATACAAGTCATAACCAGGATATTTATAAAATGGTGAGGAGTGGACTTTTGGATAAAATGAGTTTTGCTTTTACCGTTGATGAACAAGTATGGAACCGTGAGGGTGACATTCCTAAAAGAACCATTACTAAGATAGAAAGATTGTATGATGTGTCGGTTGTGGATACACCTGCATATGATGCAACATCTATATACGCTCGTTCTTTAGAATCCATGGAGTTGGAACTAAAGACTATGGAGTTAGCAGAGCAAAATGAAAAATCAAACTTAATTAAAAAACGTATCAAAATCAAATCACAAATCTAAGGAGCGAAAAAAATCATGAATTTAGAAATAAGAAGAAAAGAAATCGAATCACGATTAAAAGAAATTAGAAGCTTAGTTGACAGTGAAGCTGATCTAGAAAAACTAGAAGCACTAGACACTGAAACAACAACCCTTCAAGAAGAAAGAGCATCGATTGATAAGAAGATGGCGATTGCTTCTAAAACAGAATTTAAACCTATTCAAATTGATAACCGCCAAATGGTAGATAAAGAAAAACTAGAAACACGTGGACAAAGCTTAAAAGAAAGCAGAGTCATTCAAGTATCAAGTTCTGAAATCTTACTACCAGATCATACATCAACGAATCTTGCACCAGTTCCATTTGCTCAAGTGTCAAGTTTAGTTGATCGTGTAAATGTGATCAACTTAAATGGTGGTGAAACCTATAAGAAATCATTTGTAAAAGCAAACGGGATCGCTGGAACGACTGCCGAAGGTGCAGCTTATTCTGAGACTGAACCTGCATTTGGGTACTTAACGATTTCAAAAGTTAAGATTACTGCTTATACAGAAATTACTGAAGAATTAGAAAAATTACCTTCAATTCCATATCAAGCAGAAGTCTTAAGAAACATCAATATTTCACTTAAAAAGAAAATTAGTGAACAAATCTTACGTGGTGCAGGAACTACTAATACATTCACTGGTATTTTTAGTGAAGCTGCAGTGGCACTTGCTGATAAAGCGCCTCTTGAAATCGAGGCCATTACAGATTCAACGCTTGATGACATTGTCTTTGCTTATGGTGGCGATGAAGAAGTCGAAGGTGGCGCAGTGCTTATCTTGAATAAGAATGATTTAAGAGCATTTGCAGGTCTTAAAACTCAAGAAGGACGCAAAGTTCACTCAATTGATTATGTCAATAAAACGATTGATGGAATTCCTTATATCATTAACTCTTATTGTAAAGCAATCTCTGATAGTAATACAGCTGTGGGTGAATATGGTATTGCCTATGGTGCACTTAAAAACTATGAAGTTCCTGTTTTCTCACCGGTAGAAATTGGCAAGTCAACAGATTACAAATTTAAAGACGGAATCATCAGTTATAAAGCTTCAGTATTCACTGGTGGTAACGTAGTAGGTTATAACGGCTTCTTACGTATTAAGAAGAAAGCTGCACCTGCAGGATAAATTCAGTAAGAAAGGATTGATTTCATGGCTATATTAGAAATTGTAAAAAAGGCTTTACTCATCCCCCAAGTAGAGACTTATGCTGATGATGAGTTAACAACACACATCAATAGCTGCAAGCATTACCTTTTAAGTTGTGGGATTGATCCAACTTACGTAAATGATGAATCAAATCCAATGGTTAGTACAGTCATTATTATTTATGTGAAGACATTTTACGGCTTTAAAAACGATGGAAGCGCAAAAGAACTACCGAAGTCATTTGATATGCTGGTAGGTCAACTCGCATTAACAAAAGGGAGCGCGTGATAAATGTATCCTAATTCCCCTAATATAAGAATGCACTTGCTAACCTTGGAGATGGTTCCAAACACCATGGGTGTCATGAACTATCAGTTTGTCTCAAAAAAAGAAGTAGTTGGTATTAACTTTTCGATTACATCTAGAGAATATTATGAAAGCAAACGGTCAGATATAAGAATTGATGTTGCCGTTAAGGTGCAAGGTATTGTCTATGATGGTTCTAAGTATGTTGATATAGGAAATGTTATCTATAAAGTAGAAAGAACTTATCAGATTGGACAGTTTATAGAACTCTATCTAAAAAGAACATCAATAAAGTTAGGTGAGATCATTGATTACACTTGATGATCTAAGTAAAGTCATTGAAGATGAAGTTGATGCTTATGTTGAAAATATCATACCAAAGCTAGAAAAAAGACTAGATGATACTGCAGAGGATATCTTGAAGTATATGAAACGCAATGCACCAAGGAGTGGCTATAAGAATGCCTTTGCAGATACTTTAGTCGCAAAGTCAAATGGCTCTGGATTAAATAAATCAATTTCTATTTATTCAGAAGGTAAAGGTGGCATCACACATCTACTTGAGTTTGGTTTTACACACCGAAGTGGTAAGTTTGTCGGACCAAGACCTTTTATGCGACCAGCTTATGATATGTATACACCAAAGATGTTAGAAGACATAAAAGAGATCATTACAAAAGGACATTGATATGAGAGAAATATTAGAATCACTTTATCAAATATTAAGTTCAGTACTTCCTGGTGAGGTAACTTATGGAAAAAAAGAAGCCATCGACCATGGTGATGATTATATCATTTATCAAGAAGTATCAAATAGAGGTGCTTTATACGCTGATGACTATGTGACGATGCGTATTTTATCAGTACAAATAAATTTAATAACAAAACAAAAGAACCTCGAGTTAGAAGAAAGACTCGAGGTATCTTTATATTATGGTGGTTATGGGTTTCAAATGATCACTGAATATCAAAATGAGGACGGCTCAATAAACCGAGTATATGAAATCAAATTGGAGGTTTTATAACAATGGGAAATAAAGTAACATTTGGATTAACCAATGTGCATTATGCACTAGCAACACAAACAGAAGATGGTAGTTGGACTTTTGGAGTGCCTAAACGATTAGAAGGTGCACAAGAAATCACAACTGAAGCAATCGGTGGTAGTTCTCAAGTCTATGCCGATGATAAAGTGATTAAGACTCTGGTATCTAATTCAGGATCTAATGTCACATTAAAGTTTACCGAGATTGATGAAGCATTCAAAAAAGATATCTTTGGCTTTTTAGAAGATACCAATGGGAACTTAGTAGAAATACTTAATGCAGATACTAAGACATTTGCTTTAGGCTATGAAATCCAAGGTGATGTTAAAGCAAGACGCATTTGGTATTTCTTATGTACTGCGACACCTTCAGGTGATTCAAGTAAGTCTAAGACTGATTCCATTGAAGCTAATTCAATTGAGCTTAACATTACTGCTAGACCAATTGAATCTGGAGATAACTTAATCTTAAGAGCAATCGCCAGTGCGACAGATACAAACTACGCAACGTTTTTGACTACATCACCAACGTTGCCGACATTCTTATAGGAGTAGCTAATGGAAAAAACACTTAAACTGGGTGATCATGATTATCGCCTGCATTCATCATTATTTACGATCATAGATTATCGTAATGTATTTTCAACTGAACTTTTTAGTGATATAAAAAAGTTAGAAAAAACAGGTAAAAAAGAAGAGGATTTATCTACAGTTATTGACACGATCTTTAGGATCATCTATGTACTCAATAGACCTTTTAGCAAACAATCATATAATGACTTTTTAATGTCTCTTGATTTTGGTTTACTAAGCAATCAAGATGAATTGCAAAATCTAACGAATACGATAGGTGAAATGCTCGGTACATTTCAAAAAAGCACACCCCCAGCCAGCAAATCAAAATAACATTGAAGAAAAAGATATTACAGCTAATATCATATTTAATCTTGCGCATTTAGGACTATCCATTGAAGATACAAAATCATTTGATCTAGAGACATACTTTTCTATTGTAGAACTAGAAAAAAATGTTATTAGTGGCAATAAATCCACTAAAAGAGCAACACAACATGATATCGATAACTTTCTAATATAGGAGGTGGAATTATCGCAGAAACAGTCAAAGGACTTAATATTAAACTAAGTCTTGATGGTAGAGATTTAGAAAACGAGTTAAAAGATATAAAGAAAGATCTCAAAGAACAGAATAAAGATTTAAAAGCTATCAATACTAATTTAAGATATGATAGTTCTAATCTTGATTTATGGA